GAGATGATGGAGAAGTATGATTCAGTCGGCATTGAAATGGAGGGTAGAGCTGATACAAGCTTTGCATCTGAAGCTATGGAAGAAAAGATGAGGATGGTGATATGAGGTACTTATTCGGCATGTTAATGGTTGTCTTCTCAGTGGTACCTGTAAGGGCCTACACGCTTGAGAAAGACCCTTCTAGTCCTACGGGCTATAGTTATGGTACAGGCCCCTCTACGGTCCGTGTAGAGTCCACTCCGTTGGATTCTAGTTACAGTACACAGGTGATCTACAGGAATGGGTCTCCTAGTGGTCGTTGTTCAACGGTTAGTACTAGAGGGTATGGGTCTACGTTCTGTACCCAGTAAATTTTGACAGAAATTTGAGAAGTCATATAGCGGACGACCATGGACGCAATTACCCCCATATGGGTATGTTCGGCCCAGGAAATACCGTCCGCTAGATGCTCAATCTAACGCTCATTGCTTGATATTCTCATTTAGTCCTGCTTATTGAGAATAGATAGCACTGTTTTATTCGCAATAACGTGGCTTATTGAGAATGGATATGAAATGATCTGTCTGGCCTCCATATTAATTCATATCAACTGACTAACTGATACGAATGCGTATCACCAACGCTATCAACTGTTCACACTCACGCCAACAATACCAGCATCAACAGCTCGACATATTCTGCATTGGCTAGTACATGACTAGTACAGACCACACGAGTTAGCTAGACTGTATCACCACGAACACATCAATTAGGGGCTCTACACGGTTCCACTGGGTTCTGGGGCTTGACACATCGGGGCAGCCATGGTATTGTACATGAGTCGGTGGGGGAGAGACAACCTTCACTGAAAGCTGAAGCGAGAGCCGACTGGTTTCCCCCGACGAAGAAGAGAGTGCAAGTACAAGTCAGGCGATATGACTTGTTAAAACAAATATGAACGACCCACAGCTCTCGGATTGTTAGCCGACTCACAGGCATTAATAGATCATGAGCATTCAATACTTTCATTTGTTGTATCACGGAGGTGTTTATGAAAAATCAATCGCAACGCAAGCGTCTCCCTAATGCTACATGGACGCTGAATGATAAACCTTGTAAGACCCTTCGTACATCTGCTGGTTGTTGGGTTGATACTCCTAAGCAAACTGCTAACGGTAAAGTAGGCAAGCAAAAGTCCAGCTTGTTTGCTTATGCTAAGCGTGCTTGATTAACCTGTACACTAACACATAATCACACTCACGCGCCATTCACTATGACCTACACTTACGAACAAGTACGAGAAGCTGTACAAGAATGTACCAGTTATGATCTCGTTCAAGTTTATGATGATGAGCATGAAGAGTATCTCTTGATTGATCCATATGGTGATCAAGATGGTGATGGATTCATGTATTTAGATGATGTCGTTAGCTACGTCACAGATAACGAACAAGTAGCCCAGTATTTAATGGAGGAGTTTCAGTAATGGCTGCGTTTCCTACTAATGTTGAGGTCTATGATGAGGAGTTCATACCTCTTCTTAAGGTCATCAACTGTGCTATTGCTATGCCTGAGAAGTTTGCTTTAACTGATAAGGAGTTAAAGATCATCAGGTCATTTCAAAATACGTTTGCTGATCTCGCTTTTGAATACGGAGGTAAAACACTTTAACTATGGCTTATTGGGACATTATCTTCTTTAACACTGACGACAGTGTTCAACTAGATGCTGAGCTGTATCCTAATGAGGATGCAGTTGAGCAATACATGGACGAGTTCTATCCTGAAGCTGAATACCAAGTTGATTACAATGACTGAAACAAACATCATCCTTGCTGTGATTGGAATGATTGGGTTGTTTGCTACGGCAACGATCTATCAACGAGCCAATCGTATTACTAGCAAGTACTACAAAGCTACTAAGATCAACAAAGATCTTATTGAGTTGAACAACAAAGAGTTCAACTGATTCACACGATGTGCTCGCACTTCGTGACTCACACTCACTCGCCGTACTTAGTATGACTGCCACTCCTATTGTTAAACTGACTGGTGACTCTCTTGTCGCCTTTGTTAATGACTACATGCCGCTCATTGAGCGTAAAGAGAAGTCTCGCACTGAGATGATCAAAGATGCAGGCTACCTTAATGATAATGGTACTGCTGCATACACTGAGTTCTACACTGAATTGCTGAGGGCTAAGGGTATTACACCTGTGCTTGATAGCGATGCTGCTGATGTTGAGTACGACGACCTGTCCACTGATGATCAGGAGTTGTACGACAAGATCACTGATCTCTTAGGTGAGAAGTGGACTCATGAGGAAACGATTGAGTTCATGGATGAACTTGAGGACATAGGCATTGAAACTGCTAGTCAGTTTGAGGATGCTTATGAGTACACCCACGATAGTTGGGCTGCTTATGCAGAGAAGGAGTTTGCTGAGTACTTCTGTATTGAAGTCATGAATGCACAAATTCCTGACATTGTTCTTGCTTCTGTTGATTGGCAGGACGTATGGGATCACAACCTGCGTTATGACTTCAACGCTATCGAGACTAACAACGGTACTTTCTTCTTTCGTAACATCTGATTATGGCTAAAGCACTTACTGATCGTGAGCGTAAGATTCGTCTTGAGCTAATTGATATGGCTGCTCAGGGTATTCGTACTCATGGAAGCAGTGGTTATTACACACAAGCTGAGATTGATTACGCCGTTAAACAACTAGAGCGTATAGCTAAGTTCCTTTGCGTCAAGAATTAATGAAAGAATACGAAGTCACACTCACAAGCGGTATTTGGTATGTCCTAGCTAAGGACAAAGAATCAGCAGCATGGGCTGCACTTGAGTTGTCTAAGGATGAAGGGTTTGACCTTCTCAATGTACGTCTATCGGAGGAATGGTAATTGGCTAAAAGCAGACAGTACTTCCCTAATGATTGGCAGAAATACAAGGATGCCGATGATGATGACTTCATCCCTCATACCTTTGAGGAGATCATGTCGTGGAAGGTAGCAGGTTGGGAGCTACCTAGTTCAGTGTGTTGTGTTATTCGTGTAACCAACATTAACACTAAAAAGACGACTGAGCATGTCTATCAAAAGCGCAGTGCTGCTCAATCGAAGGTTAATCAGCTAATCAATACTCCTGATGTGGAGTTTACGGTTGCTGATCACGAAGCTATTCATCACGTTTACCCTGAAGAAGTTAATGACTGAAGCTACCTTCAACTTTCTTGTTGACACTCTGTATGAAGAAGTCAACATGCACCCGTATCGTGAAGAACTGTTGCAGCTGGTAGCTGAACAACTCACCGATGATACGTTTGTATTGTCAACACCTAATGCATGACATTACTTTACTTTAAAGACGAATCACCCTTCGACTTTCTTCTAAAGGAAAGACGTTGATTGCCCATCTCAAGGACGCACTCAATGACTGACATTAAAACTTGGGGTCAAGCACTTGACTACACATTCAAAACAAGACATGCATGGCGACATGGAAACGGAGCAAAGACTTCTCGAATCAATGCTGGACATTTCACAAGGATTAGAGGGCTTAGCTTCCCTGTTGGAAGAATCACCCAACCTGTCATCAACGAAGTATCCGCTGAGCTTGAAGACGAAGGCAAGTCAGATGCGACGATCAATCGAATCGTGTCTGCTGTCTCTACCGTACTTAACCACTGTGCCTTCGACGGATTAATACCAGCACCTGCTAAGTTCAGACGTCGTAAGGAGCATGAAGGACGCATTACTTTCTATACCAAGGAAGAGGTAAACCAACTGCAGTACGCGGCTATTGACCCATTCATGAGGGAGGATGCTGCTGACATTATCGCAGTTGCTGCCTATACAGGTATGCGACAAGGCGAACTACTTAACCTCAAAGTTAAGGATGTAGATTTCGGTCTGAATGTTATTCATGTTGGTGGTCGCCCTGATGTAGTCACTAAGGCTGGTAACTACAGATCTATTCCTATTCACAATCACATCGAGCGTAACCTAGCTAAACGCATTCAAGGCGTTGATCCTAACGTTCGTGTGTTTGGTGATGAATGGAACGACAAGGACCAGCTGTTACGAGTCTTTAAGAAGCTGAACCGATACATCGGTAAGGACGAGTCGTATGTCTTCCATACGCTGCGTCACAGCTTTGGTACATGGTGTGCAGAGGCAGGCGTTCCTGTCCGAACCATCATGGACCTGATGGGTCATAAGCGTATCGAGACCACACTTCGGTATGCCAAGACCACAGATAAGGCTCGTACTGAGGCCCTGAACCTCATCTAGGCGTGAATCAAAGTTCTAGCTCGCAATCTCATACATGAAATCCACCGTATTTGCGGCAGTTGCTGTTGCTTTGTCGTGGGCTATTCCTGCCCATGCTTCACCACAACTGCGTTCTTTGTTTGCAGCGATACAAGCAACTGGTACATCAGTTGTTATTGACCACCCACAAAAGTGTTCTGATCCTTCACTCATGGGTCAGTACAGTTTCCAACCTCGTGTCATTGATGAGTACCTAATTTGTGTAGGTAATCATAGAGGTGATAACGCTGAGTTGTACGACACCGTTCTCCATGAAGCTGTGCATGTAGCACAAGCTTGTAAAGGTGGTCCTATCTATTCAGCAGAATCCATCATTAAGGCAGCTGAGCCTAAGGACATACAACTTGTTGGTGCTGGTTATCCCAATCACCAATTCAACGTTGAGCTTGAGGCACGAGTACTTGCTCGTCAACAAGACGAAGTATTTGTTACCACACTCATCAAACAACACTGCAAGTAATCTATGGCAACACCCGCCCAGATTGAGGCACAAGTCAATTTAGAGCGTGAACAGATTCGTCAGGGTCTTAAACGCTTAAGGGATAACACACGCAAACTAGAGGAAAGAAGTTATGCGTCCGCTACAGTTTATGGGGTGGCTTCTATTGATGCTCTCCTTCCTAAGTTGGTTGAGCGTATCGAAGCGACAAGTAACCGAATCCATGAAGGAAAAGTAGGCCAGTCGTTCAAAGAGATCAGACAATACCTAGCTGATGTTGAGCCACTAGCAGCTGGTGCTATTGCACTTAAGCTTACCTTCGATAAGGTGTTCAGCTTCAAGCAAGGTAGTGACACACTTGTTGAGGTGTGTAGTTCTATCGGCTCAGCTGTTGAAGCTGAATGTCAGATGCGCCACTATGAACGTGAGGCTCCTGGCCTACTTGTTACTCTTAAGAAAAACTACTGGCATCAGTCATGTGGTACACACCAAAAGATGGTGGTGATCAAGACACTGATGAATCGGTACAACGTTAAGCAATGGGAGCCTTGGGGAGCCGCAAATAGAGTAAAGCTAGGGACTTGGTTGCTAGATTGCATTATTCAGACAAGTGGATGGTTCTCTAAAGAATCTAGGAGGGAAGGCAAAAAGACCACTAATTACATTGTTCCGACGCCTGAGTTCCTTGAAATCAAGGACAAGGTTATGCATGACGCTGAGCTGTTTGCCCCTCTTGCCTACCCAATGTTGATTCCACCTAACCCGTGGACTAACGAACGAGCTGGTGGCTATTTGCTAAATGAAGTCATGCGCGGCCATGATCTTGTGCGCAGGGGCGATCCGTCGCTTATACAGGGCGAAACACCGCTTGCCTTTATCAACAAGATCCAGAACGTTGCTTACACCTTGAACCCTTTCGTGGTGAAGGTAGCGGAGACCCTGCAAGCAAAGGGAGTGTCGGTTGGGAAGTTCATTCCTATTGTCGAACTCCCTCTTCCTAATAAGCCATACGACATCGCAGAGAACTACGATGCTCGTAAGGATTACCGACGCAAGGCTGCTGAGGTAATGAATAGGAATGCAGCAAGCTTTAAGAAGTCATGTCGTACACGCATGACCATGGAAGCTGTTGCAAGATTCAAGGACGTACCTGAGTTTTATATCCCCTGGTCTTTTGACTATAGGGGTCGGGCTTACCCGATACCAGCGTTCTTGACTCCACAAGACACAGACTTTGGAAAGAGTCTGATAAGGTTTGCTAATGAGTCGTACATGACTCCTGAAGCTGAAGCATGGCTTGCCTTTCAAGTTGCCACTACATATGGCCTTGATAAAGCAACGATGCGAGAGCGTATGGAGTGGGTACAAAATAACCTCACACTCATCGCTGCTGTTGCTGCTGATCCAATCGATAACATCGGTCTATGGGAAAAAGCAGAAGAACCTTGGCAGTTCTTAGCAGCATGTGAGGAGTACACAGCCTGTGTTATTGACTGCTCTAGGCAGTTCACAGGTCTGATGGTAGCTACAGATGCTACCTGCTCTGGTCTACAGATCCTTGCTGGTCTGGCTAGAGATAAGAGCACAGCCAAGCTGGTTAATGTCTTACCTAGTGAGAAGCCACAAGATGCTTATTTGGTGGTAGCAGAACATGCTAAGCCACACATCCCTGAGCGTCTACAGCCTCACTTCGACAGGAAGAAAACCAAGCGATGCGTGATGACTATCCCGTACAATGCTAAACCCTTCTCCAACAGACAATACGTTCGTGAGGCATTCAAGGATGTCGAGATCGAACTTGAGAAGGATGAGCTGACACAAGTAGTTAAAGCCATCATTGACGCTATGAACGCTGTTGTTCCTGGTCCTATGGCTGTGATGAAGTGGATTGAGAAGGAGGTTGCAGCTGCTATTAAGCGTGGTGCCGATCATCTGGAATGGGTTACACCATCTGGATTTGTCGTGCATCAGAAGCTTAATAAGAAGCTTATTGAGCGACTAACACTCCAACTTCTTGGAGAGTGTCGTGTGCATGTTGCCACTGACGACACCGATGAAGTCGATCTCAACCACCACAAGAATGCCACTGCTCCTAATCTGATTCACTCATTAGATGCAAGCCTGCTCCACCTGTCTACGTTGCGGTTCGATGCTCCAATAGCATTGATCCATGACTCCGTGCTTTGTCGTGCAACTGACATGTCTATCCTGTCCACATTGGTACGGGAGACTTACATGCACCTGTTTGCTGAGCACGATTACTTAAAAGACTTTGCTGCCCAGATAGGCGCTGAGTCTGAACCACCGATCATTGGTGATCTGGAACCAGAATCCGTGATCGACTCCACTTACTTTTTCTGCTAAATGGCACAAACCGTCCACGTTACCCAACAGCCTGTAGTCCTTGAAGGCTACCAAGCTGTGCTGAAGCCCAGTAAGTTCGGCTACTCCCTGTCTGCAATCGTAGATAGCAAGCTTGTCGAGCGTCTGGAACAAGATCGAGTCGAGACCCTTAAGTGGGCTGAATCAAAACTCAAGAACCCTAAGCGATCTACTCTCAAGCCTGAACCTTGGGAAGAGGTGTCTGAGGGTCAGTACAAAGTCAAGTTTAGTTGGAATGAAGAGACCCGTCCGCCCGTGGTGGATTCTGAGGGAACACCTATTACTGACGACTCCACTCCCCTTTACAGTGGGTCGCAAGTTAAACTCGCATTTAAACAAAAGCCCTATATTCTCCGAGACGGCGTTACCTATGGTACGAGTCTCAAACTCGTGGGTGTACAAGTTATTGCTCTCAACGGAACCGCAGGTATCGACAAAGGAGACCTATCGGATGTAGAGGTGGCTGCTCTGTTTGGGCAGACTGCTGGCTTTAAGGCTGGTGAACCGAACATTACTTCTGTTGAGCAACCTGAAGAAGAAGATTTCTAATGGCTTTCCGCTCAGGCTTGGAGGAGAAGGTCGCTGATCTTCTCTCCAACCTGGGAGTTAAATATGAATACGAGTCTACAAAGGTTCCTTACTTGCTGCAATGCAATTATACGCCTGACTTTCTACTTCCTAACGGCATTTATCTGGAGACCAAAGGTCACCTTACTGAAGAAGATCGTAGGAAGATGAAGGCTGTGAAGGCTGCTAATCCTGACCTTGATATTCGATTCGTATTTCAGACTCCCTATAACAAGATCTACAAAGGGTCTAAGACAACCTATGCCAAATGGGCTGATAAACACGGCTTTCCTTGGTGTGCTTTCCACTCTATACCAATCGAATGGCTGATGTAGAACTGATTAAGGATCTTGCATCCAATCTAATCATGGCGCTTGATAAACACTCCTCACCCCAAGACATCATCGAAGGGTTTGAGGATGCGCTTGAATTTTACGAAGAACTTATTAACGCTTACCACCAGAAATGACTTACGGAACTCCTGAGTATTACGCTGAGCAGTTTGCTGACTTCTTGGCTGATGCTGATTCTGAAGATCCTAAATACGGTGATGCTCTAGTCGCTGGCTTCTTGCTTGCTCTTGATGACTGGCGTCGTTATCACAGCAACCAAGTAAATGAATACAACCGAATCGAACAGCGAGTTCGTCAGGCACTCACCGTGTGAGAACTGTGGCAGTAGTGATGCCAATAGCATCTATACAGATGGGCATTCCTACTGCTTTTCTTGCAACACATATACCCACAGCGATGGGTCAAATCACACTCATAAAATGTCTACCAATGTCAGACTACAAGGCTCAGCCGAAAGGTTGCAGAAACGAAACCTATCCGAAAAAGTCTGCCAGCAATACAAAATCTACCGAGACGGAGACGTTCTACGGTTCCATTATTTCAACGATGCTGGCGTCCTTTGTGGATGCAAAGTAAAAACTAAAAACAAAATCTTTACCTACGAGGGAGATGTCCCAGGCACACTCTTTGGACAACATTTGTTTCCCGCCACTGGAAAACGAGTCGTTATCACTGAAGGAGAACTCGATGCAGCTTCATGTCAAGAAGTTATGTCGGGGTGGCCGATGGTCTCTCTACCTAGCGGTGCCGCTTCGGCCAAGAAGTCGATTCAACGGTCTCTCCAATGGCTCCAGGGTTATGATGAGATTGTCCTGTTCTTCGACAATGACGAGGCAGGCCGTAAGGCAGCGGAGGAGGCAGCAAGCGTACTGCCACCTGGCAAGTGCAAGATCGCCCGTATGGAGGCGTACAAGGACGCTAGCGATGCGCTCCAGGCGAATGACAGTGAGTCAATACGTCGGGCGATCTGGGACGCTAAACCGTACCGCCCAGATGGAATAGTTGACGGCAAAACCTTACTTGAAATTGTAACTACACCTTTACCACCATCTGATCATGACTACCCCTTCCGAGGACTCCAATCAAAGCTCCACGGCATCCGCTATGGCGAACTGCTCACTATTACTGCAGGCAGTGGAATTGGGAAAAGTTCCTTCTGTCGTGAACTTGCAACTCATCTACTCAACTCAGGAGAACGAGTCGGGTACCTGGCTCTTGAAGAAAGCAACCGTCGAACCGCTCTCGGCTTGATGTCGTCTGCTGTCGGCAAATCCCTCCATCTTGGTACACATGAACGATCTACCCTCACCGAAGCGTATCAGGCAACTCTTGCTAATTGGAATCTCTTTCTTTTCGACGGCTTTGGTTCTTTTGATCCTGATCTCATCTACAACCGAATTGAGTACCTGGCAGCAGGTCTTGATACGCGGGTCATCTTTCTAGATCACCTCTCCATTCTCCTGTCTGGGTTGGATGGTGACGAACGTCGGATGATCGATACGACAATGACCAAATTACGTTCATTAGTTGAGCGTACTGGTATTGCATTGTTCCTTGTATCACACCTACGAAGAACATCCGGTGACACAAACCATGAAGAAGGTGCACGAGTCACGCTTGGACAGTTGCGTGGTAGCGCAGCTATCGCACAACTTAGTGACGCAGTTATCGCACTTGAAAGGAATCAGCAAGCACAGTCTGGATCTGGCACAACGACTGTGCGAGTCCTTAAGAATCGATATAGCGGAGAAGTAGGCATCGCCTGCCATCTTGACTATGACCTATCCACTTGTAAATTCAATGAAACTGAAGCAGACGACGAGTTCGACCCTACCACCGACTTCTAGTGGTGAACGGTATTTCCATCTTCCCACTGGAAAGGTGCTTCAAGCTCCAAAACCTCCTACCCCTGAAGCAGTAGCTAAGGCTCAATTCGTAGATAAAACCTATCGCTGGACTGGTAAGTGAACCTTGTCTTTGACTTAGAAACAGACGGTTTATACGATGATGTTACCTGTATCCACTGTCTTGGCATCTACGATCTCAGTACTAAGGAAACGATTGCGTACAACGATACGGGTAACGCCGAGCCAATTACTAGAGGCATTCAACGCCTTGAAGATGCCAATATGCTTATTGGGCATAACATTATTGGGTACGACATTCCTGTTATACGGAAGCTTTATCCCTGGTTCAATCCCAGTGGTTTGGCTGTGGACACTCTGGTGCTTTCTCGTGTGTATCACGCTGACATTCTGAAAACAGATCAGAAGCGTAACTGGAAGCATATGCCACTGCAGTTATATGGTCGTCATTCCTTAGAAGCTTATGGTCACCGTCTTGGTGAATACAAAGGTGGCTTTGGTAAGACAACTGACTGGAAACACTGGTCACAAGATATGCAGGACTATTGCCTACAAGATGTACATGTAACCACCAAACTATGGGACCACTTCCGCCCGTACCTGATTTCATCAAACTAGAGCTTGATGTCGCAACAATCCTCACCGAACAAGAACTACATGGCTGGTACTTTGATGAGCCAGCTGCACGGGAACTTACACAAGCTCTCTACACCGAGCTTGATAGCCTTAGTCAGTTACTACGAAACAGGTACCCTTACGTTGCAGGACCAGAGTTTACTCCTAAACGACCTAACAAAACACAAGGATATGTCGCAGGAGCAACTCTCACCAAGCTAAAGGAGTTCAGTCCTACCAGTAGAGATCACATCGCCTGGGTGATGGAGAACCTACATGGTTGGAAGCCTGATAAGACGACAGCCAAGGGCAAGACTGCCATTGACGAGACTGTGCTCAAGGATATCGGTACTGAGGAAGCCCTTCAGTTCTTCCGATGCCTTGAGCTAACCAAACAGCTCGGTATGTTGTCTGAGGGTAATAACGCTTGGCTCAAGCTTGTTAAGAACAACCGAATACATCACAACTGTTCAGTCAGTACTAACACGCACAGATGTGCTCATAGAAACCCGAACCTTGCACAGGTGCCGAGTGATCTTAGTTTTAGAAAGTTATTCCGCGCTAGCCCTGGCTATGTCATGGTTGGTGCTGACCTCGCAGGCATTGAACTACGAATGCTTGCCCACTACTTGGCTCGATATGATGGAGGCAGGTATGGACACGTTCTTCTCAACGGTGATATTCACCAGGAGAATGCAGACAAGATAGGTATCAGCCGTCGCCTAGTAAAGACGGTTACTTACGCATTCCTATACGGAGCTGGAGATCAAAAGATTGGCTTATCCTATGACCCAAGCCTTTCCCCGAACAAGGCAAAAGAAAAGGGTGCAGAGATTCGTGCAGCTTATGTTGCTGCCATTGACGGCTTGGATCAGTTACTTGCCGCTGTTCGTGCAGCAGGTGACCGAGGGTTTGTCAAGTCGATAGACGGTAGGAAGATTGCTGTAGATAGTCCACACAAGGCGCTCAACTACCTACTCCAGTCAGGAGCTGGTGTTGTAGCTAAGCGGTGGATGGTGATTACTAACGATACCTTCTTACATAACCACACTCATCAGCTCGCTTTCATTCACGACGAGCTGCAATACGAAACTACACCAGATGCTGCTGAGATCCTCAAGCTTCATCTTGAAGAGTCAGCTGTAATGGCTGGCGAATACTACAACCTCCGAATCCCTATTGCTGCCGAAGGGAAGATCGGAACCACCTGGGCAGATGTACACTAATTATGGCTGTTAAATCTAAGACTGCACTGGGTCGTGTTGAGTTCAAGTCCCGTGCAAAGTTCAAGCGCACTCGTCAAGGCAATGGTACTCGTTCCCTGCCCTCTCATGGTCGCAAATTGCGGAGGGGTCAAGGTAAGTGAGTTTGCTGATTGACGCTGACTATATCGTCTATAAATGTTGTGCTGCCACCGAAACCGAGATCGACTGGGGTGAAGACCTCATCACCGTCGTCTCTAACTTTTCAGACGCCTATGGGATGGTCGAGCGAGAGCTTAATGGCATCGCTAACGACCTTGGATGCTTTGACGATAGCATTCTTTTCTTCTCTGATTCTATCAACTTTCGTAAGAGCATTGACCCTGACTACAAAGGTCACCGAAATCGGAAGAAGCCGTGTGGCTACAAAAGGGTCATCAATAAACTCAAACAAGAGTACACAGTAATCGTAATGCCTGAGCTTGAGGCTGACGATGCCATTGGTATCTACGCTACTCAATACCCAGGTCACATCATCTGCTCTCCTGATAAAGACATGAGGCAGATCCCTGGTCAATTATTTGACCTTACCCAAGGTGTAGTCGAAGTCACCCCAGAAGAGGGTGCTAAGTGGCACCTAATACAGACCATGAGCGGCGATCAGACTGATGGCTATGCAGGCATACCTGGCATCGGTGTTAAGCGGGCTGAGGCCCTCCTAGACGCCAATGGTGCTACCTGGAAAACAGTAGTCGAAGCATTTGCTGCGAAGGATCTCGATGAGTCCGTTGCTCTTATGAATGCACGGCTTGCAAAGATCCTTCAAGTAGAAGACTATGATTTCACCAATCAAAAACCAAGACTTTGGTCTCCCAGCTCCAGTGTTGGAGTTGAGGATGGAGCAACAGTTCAAACTAAAACAAATTGAAGATGCCCTTCGTAATGAAGGCACTAGGAAAGAGGACATCATTACTGTCTTTATGGCTTTACAGCGACAGAATTTTGTCCTTAGTAATACCGTATCTAATCTAGTTAAAAAATGGCCGACAGTAACCTCACAGGACCCACCTACTACCGACGAGGGGCAATCCAAACCTGGGACTTTATTCGAGATCAAGGATTAAGTTTCCATCTTGGTAACGCCATTAAATACATCGTTAGAGCTGGCTACAAGGATAGCAAAGTAGACGATCTCAAGAAAGCAATCCACTACCTTCAAAATGAGCTTGAAAACACCCCAACAGCAGGCAAAGGAGTTTCGGAAAAGTTTCCAGGTCAGGAACAGTACGAAGCCAGCTTCACGGACTATGCAACGGACTTTGATCGTTGAAGAGTTCAAGGAGTTTCTAGATGCTGAGAAACAGCTGTTGTTAGGCTTCACAATCAACGCAACAGATGCGCTGAAAGAATTAGCTGACCTTGTGTATGTCTGCTACCAATATGCTGAGAATCTTGGATGGAATTTGGATGAAGCATTGCTTCGTGTCCATGAATCCAATATGTCAAAGCTGGATGAAAACGGTAAGCCTATCTACCGAGAAGATGGGAAGGTCTTGAAAGGACCTAATTATCAACCACCTAACCTTACTGATCTCGTTTAATAATGTCTACTGCCACTAAAGAACTCATCGCCCGCACTGGGCGTGTGCAGTCCTGGATTGATGATCCCACCAGCCGTCTCCCTGTCTCCTGCACCGTCTTTGTGGTGGAGGACGAAATGGAGGGTCCCAATGGAATCGAAGCTTCATGGAAATTTGTTTCCCACGCTCTCCGCTACGGAGCTGGCGTGGCTGTCCATCTATCCAAACTACGACCGAAAGGCGCTGAAAACAGCAAAGGCCTTGTGGCAAGCGGTCCTGTCTCCTTTGCCAAAATCTACTCAACTCTAAATGAAATACTCCGACGTGGTGGGGTATATAAAAATGGTGCTGTGGTGTGCCACCTGGATCTTAGCCATCCTGATATCCTGGATTTTATTACCGCTAGCCGTTCTGATCTACCTTGGGTTAAGCGTTGCGTCAATATTAACCCGCATTGGTGGCAACAGACGACGCAAGAAGTTAAAGATGCTCTCCTCCAAGGTATTCGTAGTGGAGACATTTGGCTCAACAAAACCAAAGTAGATAAGAATGGAAATCGAATCAGGGGAAACGTATGCCTGGAGGTCTATCTGCCCTCACGGGGAACCTGTCTACTTCAACATGTCAACCTCGGGCAATGCGAACTCAATGACATTCAAAATGCGTTCGTCAACGGAATGTCCGAGCTGTGCGCCCTTCACGGAAAAACCGATGTCGGCTCTAGCGGAGAATACCTCCCTTCGGAGACAGATCGCCAAGTCGGTCTCGGAATGCTGGGTCTCGCAAATCTTCTGAGGAAGAGTGGCGTTACCTACAAGGAATTTGGCAAGGCATTGAATGACCTGAATAAAGGGTCTATTGCTCAAACGCCTGCTCATATCTTGGCTGCTGAGCTTAATGCTGGCATTATGGCTGCTGCTCATGTTGCTCGTGTGAACAACATGGATCGAGCCTTCGCTATTGCCCCTACAGCGTCCTGTAGCTATCGCTATAAGGACCTGGATGGGTATACCACCTGCCCTGAGATTGCACCTCCCATTGCCCGTCATGTGGACCGTGATAGCGGTACCTTTGGCGTCCAGAGCTTCGACTACGGTCCTGTTGAGATCGCATCTGAAGTTGGCTGGGAAGATTATCTCAATGTAGCAAATGGCATTGTTTCAATGCTTGATAAAACTGGGCTTCTTCATGGCTATTCGTTCAACAGCTGGTCCGATGTGATCACCTATGACGAACAGTTCATTGAGGAGTGGCTGGATAGCCCTCAGACATCTCTTTACTACTCACTTCAGGTGATGGGAGACGTTCAGGACAAATCCAGTGCCTACGCTGCATTGGATGAATCTGAAGTCGATGATTACCTGGAGTCTATCCTTAATGATCCTGCTCCACAGTGTAATTGCGGCGAATGAACCCTTATCAAAAACTTCTAAATCGTAAAAGGAAGTGGTCTCCTGTTCAGACCACAGCTGGCAAGCTTGTAGAGGGTGCGGAAGAGGCAATCTTCCGTGCTCTCGCTATGCGTCATATGGAACTACCTGTAGGTGACTTTATTGAAGCATCGCTTTCTGAAATTCCAGTTTTATCGCAAGACCTGCTCAGATCTAACATCAAAGACGAAGAGAACCACGACTTGGCTCTCGGTTACATCGCCAATGCTCTCGGAGTGGATCCTAAAGCGGAAGAAGAGGCCAAGCGAATTCGATCTGCGTGGCAAGCGCATCCTGATCACACAGTCCTCAAAGCACTGGTTGCCGAACGTGCGCTTTTCTTCGTTCTACTCCCGTTCTTTCGATTTAATGGTGACGCTGGTCTCCGCACCGTCTCCGCTGACATCAGTCGAGATGAACAAGTCCACGTTGCCGCCAACTCTCTTGTCTGCGCTGAACTTGGACTTAAGCCATCTCCAAGTCTCGACAAGCTCCGTAAAGCGACGATTAATTGGGTGGTAGCTCCACTAGGTAGAAATACCCAGTCTAAATATTTGGACAAAAAATTTTGGCTGGATGCTAGCGATCGTTTGATGTATGAGGGCAAGGCTCCCGAACTTTCTGACACCAAGCGAGCCCGTATGCCTGCCTTCTTTGAACATGCAAACCCCAACCTCCCTCAATATGCTTGAGGTCAAGGGCCTCCAGCTATCCACACTCATTCAACAATTGGATGAGAACTTTCCACCGATTAACCCCCACCCTGACAACCCCATTAACTTGATCATGTATCGATCAGGTCAACGGAGTGTAGT